GATATACATGGATATATGAAAGACTTCTTTCAGTTCAAGTTGATTGGTGAACCGTTAGAAGTTAGTCATATAGAACAGTTAAATAAGAGGTCTCCACATGGGATCTGGGCTAGCGGTGATTTTGCTGCTGCTACAGATAATGTGAAGATTGAGTTAACTAAACTCTTTTTAGAGTGTGTCATTAGCAAAGGTCGTGAAAACGGTCGTATAAGCCATGATATGATGCACGTCTACAGAAGGGTCCTGTATGAACATTACATATTTTACCCACACACGTTGTACAATAATGTACCTGAACCAGTTGAACAAGTTAATGGTCAACTTATGGGTTCGGTACTGAGTTTTCCAGTTTTATGTGCGATTAATCTCGCATGTTACTGGCATAGCGTTGAGCCCGAAGTTAAGGATTTTCGTGAGCTTAATGTTATGATTAATGGTGATGACATTCTTTTTAGGACGTCAGAGGAGAAGTATCAGAATTGGTTAGATAATTTACCAAAAGCTGGTCTTTTCCCTTCACCAGGTAAAAACTTTTTTCATAGGGATTACTGTACTGTTAATAGTCAGTTATTTTCTGTGAGAGGTACAACGGTCAAGCAAATACCTTTTTTTAATGCAGGTATGTTGCTTGGGCAGAGTAAGGTTTGTAGTACGGAGTGTAAAGGTTCAAAACAAAAACCTGTATACTTACTACATAGAGATGTGATCTTGGGATCACATAATCCAGTGAGAGCTGATAAGAGGTTTTGCTTCTACAATCAACACAAGTTGAAGAAGGCCTCTAGCCACCCTGATGGCTACTCTCTTAACTACTATATCCCGCCTGAATTAGGTGGCTTAGGTATGACTTTACCAAATATGTCATATATAAGCTCCTCAGATGTGGATCGCCTTGGCAATGGTATTGAGCATCTCGTACCATACACCGTTGTGACTAACGTCCAACAGGTAATTGCAAAGGATTTGTATAGTAGATGGACTATACCTTACCTTAAACCACCAATGAAGCCAATTGGTCAAGAAGTCGATTTAGATAAAGAAGATAACAATTTTCCAGATATACGTGATCCATCTTATCGTATACTGGTACCACATAAGTGGTGTCCCATGTTACCTTCCTGTCGACCCCTTGATGTAATTGGTCATGAACCAAATTGGTCTGCTCCTGCGGTTGATTCTCAGGAGTCTGAGAGATTGAGCTTCCAGTTCAAAGGTGTCCGTTTGCCTCGTAAGATGCGAAAGACACCAGTAAAATACTGGCCGCTCTATAAGAGTGATATGACTCTTAAATTTCAGGACCTTACTTTTACTGAATATAAGTATGTAGGGTAGACCGCGGTGCACTGATGTGTACAGCAATAATTGAGAAAGAATTTGATTTTCATACCGATCGGTTTGCTACCACCCTTGAAATAAAGGCGTCAGCTATACAGAAAATAACTGTACCCACCAAGTGGCGAAAAATTAGTTTTGGTTATGGGTGTCACAGGACGCCAGAGCCATCCTTCTTAAAAGGAAAAGTTGGAAAACAATTTAGTTTCCAGGGTCAACACGTATAAATACACAAAGCTCCATTAAGGAGGAGCGCTAAGTGTAACTTCATTCCCCTACTAGGTCAAATATCCTTTACTGCTTTTAGACAGTGGACTTTGACGAAAAATCTATTTAGTAGGAAGTCGTTGCATAGAATGCCAACAGACTACAAAGTGTACGTGATGAGAACAGTAAAAATGTGAATATTTCCGTAAGGTTAGCGCGTTTACTCATTCCCTCATCACCTCGTGTTCGAGCATAGTCGCTCGTGTGGCTTCTTAATCCACACATGATCGGGAGGACCCCAATATGAACAATCAAAAAGGTAAGGCAAGACCTAAAACTTCCAATGAAAATATAAAAAAAAAACACG